TCAACAACTGTTTTTCTTTTTTCAATATCCACAGTCCAATCATAAATATCATCTATAGTTGTATTTTTTCTAATAAACATGTTATTTTCATCTGTTAATATTTCCTCAGCCGCATCTGATTCATATGTTATTACAGGTACTCCTAAGTTATTTGCTTCTAAATAAACAAGACCAAACGTTTCTTGAGGCATTCCCACTCTAAAAAGACATGCGGCATTAGCTAGAGTTTTTAAAACAGATTCATAATTTAATTCTCCTAAAAAATGAACAGGATAATTGCTTTTATTAACTTCTTCGATTAAATCTGTAAATATTTTCACGTCTCTTTTTTGTTTTTGAGGAGGACAGCAAACATAAAATGGCCTTTTCATACCTTTATCATAAAGAGCGATATAAACCATCAGTGCTTCTTTAAATCCTTTACCAAAAGCACTCATCCAAAAAAGATAATTTCCTCTTTCATTTTTCGGTTTCTGTTTATCCGCGCCTTTAGGAAGCATATAATGAATAGTTTGATCACCTTTTACTTTTTTACCTTTATCATGAACATAGTTTTTAAGTGCATCTGATAAAAACAATCTAGGAACTTCTTCATGGCAAGTTGTCCAATTATGCAACCAAATATAATTTTTATCTCCGCTATTATTTTCTAAAGGCGATAATACTTTAATATGGGGATTAAACATTTGATAATGTTTCCAAGTATTACCAATATAACTAATTTGATTACAATTTATCCTTACTCTTGATTTAGCATAAAAATGTCTATAATAATTTAAATGTTTTACATTGTTTATTATTTTATCAGTTCCATCTGTTAAAGAATGCACCAATCCAACATTGAAATTTTCACTGGCTAGTTTTTCTGCAACAGTCAAAACTTGTCTCTCTGTACCGCCCATAGCTCCCCCATCAATTTCAAACAATTGAGGTGAAATTATTAAGTAATCATAACTCATTAAGCTCCTGAAGTGAATTTTCTCCAATCAATTATATTCTTGATCAAAAAATTTCTGTTAACAACTGTTTTTATAATTGATTCTAAATAATTTATTTTTTCTTTTTGATATTCGATTTTTTCTTGCAGAACAATCATGTCTTTATCAGAATATAAAAATCTATCTAAATCTAATTTATTTCTAGATTTAATATCTAATTCGAACGGATCCCAATTCATCTTATCTAAAGTGATTTTATCAAGTTTGCCTGTGTAATAAAGCCATTTTAATTTAGACAGTTCTTTCTTTCTCGACTCAAATTTTACAAGTCTCAATTTTTCTTCTGAAAAAATTTTAAAATATTTATTGTGAAGTTCGGGTATTCTTTTTGATTCTGTGTCTAGTTGTATATCATCTAAAACACAATCACTGGTCCATAATTCTTGAATGTTTTCTAATTTCATTATACCTCATAATCAATGTTCTCCAATAATTCTTTCTATGTTATATGTAGAATATGCAAATGTAGCATCTGCGGCAACAACTTCTGCATCAGCAACATCAGAAGACATTTCTATATCTGTTAAGTCCACAGGAAATAAATCTGTAAATTTGGCCACATACTGTATATTTTTGTTACTGGTAAGAATTGACAATGTACCATCAGAATATAATTCTCCTTTAGGATTAGGTACATTTGCTACTGCAAGATTTTTATATTGGTCCAGATTATCAGGAAAAGTAATACCTTTTATCCAATCATAAACCTCTAACCAATTTTTCAATTCTTCATCTATTATAAATCTAACACGTAATTCATTATATTGCACTTTATCGCCCGCAATAGGAATGTCTCTAAGGGGAGTTGTAAGAATGGCCTGTCCTGCTGATAACCCAGGTAAATTTGCAGATTGACAGAAAAAATTTACGTTTGGAATTTTTTCAATCGTAAATTTAAATCCCGTGGGTATAAAATAATTTAAATTTTTTGGTTGGTTGCTAGATTTCGCCATAGCTCATCTTTCGATATGTTTGGTATATTTTCTAATGTTTGATCTTGATCAATAACTCTTTTTATTTTAATATCATCATATATATTTAGTAAGTATTCAAAACCATCTATAAATTCTTTTGTCATAGTAGTATTAGATGCTCCTTCTGAAGGATATCCATTAGTTCCATCATACATATTATCTCTATCACCGAATATGTCAAATCCTATTAGATATATTTCTTCTTTTGGATAAAGATTGTGTGCTAATCTAGTTGCTTGTATTCCAGCACTTAATCCCCATCCATCATCTTTCCAAGGTGTTTTTCTTATTAAACTTCCTTCTTTAGCCCATGAAATATAAGTGTGATCACCCCAACCATTATAATAAAATTCATATCCTGTCGGTTCGTTTTCATAAATTTTAGAATCGGAAGGAATATCAATAGTGTCTCTAATCATTCCTGGAAGAGAATTTATATTGCTCAAATAAACAATATTCTTTAAACTATAATCAGTATCTAGTATTTCATGAGTGACATGAGGATCAATAGTTAAAAGATAATCTGGTGCAAAATCACGATAAAGAGCATTACAACCAAATGTCCATGCCTTTGTCTTAATATTTTCTAGATCCATATGTTGTCTAGATTTTCCATTTCCTATTATAACTACTGCCACGTTATTTCTTCCATAAATTGCTCTGTTGTTATATTATCAATATTTTCAATTTTTGTATCATCATCTATAACTCTTGTTAATCTTATTTTTGGACAAAAATGATCCTTCAACAAATAAAACAATCCAATTCTTTCATCTTCCGCCATATGAAATTCTTCATTGGATGTTATTCCCTCCTTAAACATTGTTGGATAATTAGGAGAACCCTCATAAATATTTTTTCTATCACCGAATAAGTCAAAACCTATCATATATATTTGATCTTCTGGATGAAAATGATATGCCAATCTAATGCTCTCCCATCCAGAATTTACTGGATATATCTTCTCGAAAGGCACTAAAGAAACTTTATGTCCTTTGGGTGTTTTTTTCAGTATATCCTGTATATTACCATATCCATATTCAGTTGTATAAACTTTATTTTCTTTAGAATATCCAGACTCAATTATTTCTTCAAGCATCATTGGATCACATGTAAGGAGTATGTCTGGAGTAAAATCACGATAAAGACCATTACTTCCATATATTGTACCGTATTTCTTCAAAAATTGCAAGTCTATTTTTTGTCTTGACTCGCCATTACCTATACAAAAAATCATGCTTTTTTATAAATTTCACGTTCTATGTTTTTAATACCATGTGTATACGAATATACAACATGAACTTCAATATTTTCTTTTATTGTTTCAGCTATTTTATTTCTCCACCAATCTTTCGGTTTTAATGTACAATGAGCATTTTCACCGTTTGGTAAAATTTGACTGGCTGGATACATTGCTATATTTAAATAAGTACATTTATTTGATAATGTAAAAATTTCTTTTAAAGTGTAATTTATTTCTTTTTCTGGAACATGTTCTAAAACATCTGTACAAATAACACAATCAAAATTGCCAGATGGCAAAAGACCCCATTTTGGTATTGCAGGATCATAAAGCCCCATCTTATCAAGTCCCCATGATAAATGAATCCTATCTTCTATGTAATGTTTTGCATTTCCACATCCATAATCCAATGCGGTTTTTGATTTTGTAGTTTTTATTAATTTTTTGATATTGTCTAAATGAAGCGTAAGGGAATTGCCAGGATAAGGAGGAAGTTGTTTATATAAATCAATTTTAGAATGCATAATGTCTCCAAAAACAAAAAAGGAGAAGGTTTAACCCTTCTCCTTTATGTATAATCTAAATTTTCAGAGAAAATTACATTAAGTTATTTACTCTTACAATTCTGTAATACTCGTTGCCTGCGGCACCAGCATTATCTGCACTAATATCTGCACTACCTGAGCTTGTGCTATCTGAAGCTCCAGTTGCAAATGGATTTCTTACAAGACCATAACGAGTCTTAAATCCAATTTTTGGCTGGAAAGTGCTTGTATCAACTGCACGTACCATTTGTAACGGAACGTATGGGCAGTAGAACATACCAGCATCATATGAAGATGATCCTTTATATCCAACTACAAAATAGTTAGCATCATTTGTTACTGCATATGGATCAACATAAACACGATAACGCCCGTTAAGTACACCAACAAAAGTATTTCCTGCATCATCAGGATTAAGATTGTTGCTGTCAAGAGCAGGAGCGTAATCAAGAACTCCAGCCATTTGAAGTGCGGAAGCAACATCTGAAGAGGTCATAAGGATATTACCTTTTCCTCTACGTGTCT